GTGGTGCTGGTGCTTCATACCCAACACCAAATTTCGGCGGTGGTGCTGGCTCTGGTGGTGGTAATGGTTATACTGCAGGGTCACCTGGATCTGCTGGTAGTAATGGAACTGATGGTGGTGCTGGTGGAACTGGTGGTCCTTCATTTGCTGCAAATTCTGCAACTTCTGTACCATACATTGTAAACAACGCTGGAACATTTAATGGTGGTGCTGGTGGACCTGGAGGTACTGGTGGATCTGGTGGCTCGGGTGGTCCTGGAGGCGCACCTGGATATGGTGGCGGCGGTGGCGGTGGCGGTGGCGGTCTTGGTGTTATTGTAGTACCAGGATCTAAAGGCGTACCAACAACATATACTTACTACGGCGGTGGCGGTGGTGGCGGTGGTGGCGGTGGCGAAGGTTGGTCTTGGATTCCTGCTTCAAAAGGCGTACCCGCATATTGGACCAATAGTGGTACAAGTCCTACAACTTCTGGGTTTGCTGGTGGTGGTGGTGCTGCTGGTCCAGGTGGGGGTGCTGGCGCTGGTGGATCTAATGGTTCTGGTCGTTATGGTGGCGCTGGTGGTGGTGGTTCAACTAATGCAGGAGCTGGTGGTCCAGGTGGTAACATTGGTAATGCTGGGTCTCCAGGTGGTGTTGGTAATAATGGCGGCGCATATGTTGGTAAAGCTGGCGGTGCAGCAGGAAGTCCATCAGCTGGCGGTAGTCCAGGTAGTGCAGGAAGTCCTGGAGCTACTGGTCCTACGGGTTCTCAAGGTTACGCTGTCGTAAACAATTCACTTATTAGATACATAAATACAGGTACTCGAAACGGAGGCATAGCATGAACATTTATTATAAAATTTTGGAAGTTGTTCCTGATGAACATTCTGTGGTTGTTCGTTATTACACAGACAAATTTACTGAAGATATGCTTGATATGGATGTCGAGCACAAACTTCCTAGACGCGAAGATGGTTCGCCAGTAAGATGCAGAACAGATTATAATTTGAATTTGCCAGTTCCTGCTCCAAAAGGTGAAGAGTTGCATCAGTATTTGATGCGTTGCGCTCCAGTAGATTGGTTCGATATCAAAGAACAAATTTTAAATCCGAATGTAGATACATCTTTAAAACACATTCAAGATCAAATTGGTAAACCAAAAACATTCACTATAGATGAAGTTAAAGGTGTACCAGTTACTGAAACTAGTTTAACAGAACAAGAAATTTTAGATCTTATCAATAAGTCTAAAACTTAAAATTTATTTTTGTCATGAAGAACGAAAATATTTTTTACTATGATTCGAAAAGAAACACGTATGACAATAGAGCTGCAGCAATCGCCTCTAGTGATACGTGTTTTTTCTATTATCATGATTTAGAATTTTCAAAAGTAGATTGGAAAAAATCGCCTTACGAACCACTTTCTCTGTTGTATAAAGAAAGAGCCCAGTGGATTCGTGACAATTATGAATATGTTATACTGTGTTATTCTGGCGGTTCTGATTCTTCTATGATTTTAGAAACCTTTTACTACAACAATATACATATCGATGAAATTCTTATGGTCGGTGCATTTTCGCAAGATTCTCACGTTGGGTCTGATGAAAATCATAATGGCGATTTATATGTCAACGCATTTCCGCTGATCAAATCTTTATCGTTTCCCAAAACTTTGATAACAGTAAAAGACTACTCAGAGTATTTCACTGATCCAAACAACTTTACTCTTATTCAAAAATATGGAGACGAGTGGATGAGAAATATTGGAGCTTTTACTTCCGTTCATAATTTATTTTGGTATGATTTGAAAAAATTTGTTGGTAGAAACAGCAACAAAAAAACAGCTGTCATTTATGGAGCCGACAAACCTCGTTTCAATGTTGAATTGACTGGCAAATCTTACACTGATTTTAACGACTTATGTGTTACAGATTATGGCTCTAATTACTATGACGAAAATTTTGAAAGAGTAAATTTTTTCACTGATCCAAAAGCTGAAAAAATTATGAGAAAACAACTACACAATGTTAAAAATTTCTATGACGAAACTGTCAGTAAAAATAAATTGAGTAAAGAATTTTTCTTTACGAATTACAATAAGCTAGTAATACGATTAATTTATGATTTTAAAACACCGCTAACATTTACCTCTTCGAAATCTAGCATAACATGTTTCAGCCTTAGAGACATGTTTATGAAAAACAAAACAGACTCTGATATGTTTCGTATATATAGACAAGGGTTGAAAAAAATCAAATTCGATAATAACATCCTCGTATCTGGTAAAGAAAGTTTCTGTTCACAAAGGTATTATCTAGAATGATGTATTTCGGTATTTTCATCATATGGACATTGATGATTTATTGGTGTCATCGTTTGGTGCACATTTTGCCTATTGTGTCATCTATACATCATGATCATCACAAACAAATATCAGAAAACACATACAATGGATTGCACTGGAGCAATTTATTTTTATATTTTGATTCTTGGAAATCTACAGCCGATCAGTGGATTACTGAGGTAATCCCGACGTTTATTTTTGCTTGGATAACAGATCAATGGTGGTTATTTGCAGTATATTATGTTTGGGCGGCGATGATTCAAGAAGCACTCGAACACAATCCTAAGTTTAATGCATATCCATTTATCACTAGTGGTAGATGGCACCTATTGCACCATGATGACAACAGCAAAAATTTTGGAGTGTTTTTTCCTATTTGGGATATCGTGTTTAAAACTAAGAAAGATTTATGATGGAACAGAAAAAGACAGAACAACCAAAGGCTGAACAAGGTAAAACATTAAGAGAAGATAAACCAACTCTCACTCAAATGAGACGTTATTCTTCTACGTTCTATTACAACTCTCCATTGCTTACCGACTTTGAAAAAACGTATGGTAAATATTTGTTTGTTCCATTCGATATTCCAGTAATTAAACCGAACGATATGGAAAAGTTCGTAAGGTTTTACTTTACGAATGCCAAAATGGTTTCGAAAGTTATTTCTGATTTGTTGAGCACAGATTTTAATGCTGGCGATAAGTCTCCTTATCTTAGTATAACCAGCGTAGCCGAAGACAATTCGGATGTTTGGGCTCCGAATAAAGTTCCTGCAATATATACTGAGTTCCCAGAGATTTTCGAACAAATTCACGAATATATGCCATTTGTAACCAATCGTGATTTTAAATGGACTATGTGGTCAAGTAACTGGGATGTTCCAGAACATAGAGATTATGGATCTATGATCGACGCTCCAGTCGGAGTTCGTATTAAATTGTTTGATACAAATCCATATGAAACATTAAGTTTGAAACAAGACCCTCTCGATTTCCACAAAGAATATGACTGGTATAGTTTGCCGATCCCACCCGATACTAATTCTTTTGCTTGGAATAATCTTCGTCAAAAACACAAAAGCGTTTTTGTTCGAGGAAATAGAAAAATATTGATGATTTTTTCAGCTAAAGATTTGCACAAGATGATAACTGGTCCTAACCTAAATCACTATGTCGACCTTTTGGACAGAAGTATCGCTAAATATAAAAATAGCACGGTTGTTGATACCGAAACCAAATGTTCAGATTATCTCACTATTCAAGAGAGTGATCCTGTGAAAGTCGTTCTTAATGGCAACTCGTCATAATTGGGTCACTTCGAATATAGTCGAAAGATTAAAAGATCCAACATTAGACCTTAAAGTAAATATCAATCCTTATCAATTCGTAGAAATGACATTTCACGAAGCAGCAGATTACACTGCAAATTTGATCAAAAATCGATATGATAAAATTTTTCTAGCGTTTAGCGGCGGAGCCGACTCAGATTTTGTTTTCCACTGTTTTCAAAGATGTGGAGTACCATTTACTCCAGTAATCGTAAAATCTAATGGTAATAAAAAAGAACTAGAATACGCATATAAAACTTGCGATAAATTTGGAGTTACACCACATATTATCGATATGGATGATGAGTTGTTTTTGAAAATTCATCTCGAATATGTCATCAAGAAAATTCATGGTTATGGAGTTTGGTCTATACCTTCTGTAGTGGCTTGTATGTATGCTAAACAAGAAGGAGGCGTTCTTGTGATCGGAGAGCATCTTATCGAAGGTGAAAAGCCTGACGAAAATGGAATTGTTAGATTACGACCAGCAGCTAATGAGTGGGACTTTTACAACGAATGTTTTATTGGAGAAGCATTTAACATCCCATTTTTTACGTATACTTTAGAGCTGTCTTACGCTATGATAAAACAGATAGGTGAGGATACTATCGACGAATTCAAACATCGTGTTTATGGAATTGAGCATCGTCCGATAATTGGTTATGAAGAATTCGAATATGAATTTTATACTAAATTAAATTGGCAAAATCGTGCTCGTGAAAGAACGGCAAATCCTCATGTAAGTTTGGGTGAAAAAGAAGAGTTTCTCAAATATTTGGATAAGTGGAAAATAAATGTATAGCCAATTGCATTGCGGGTATTATGAGTGTAATGGAAAAATATTCATTACAAGACAAGACATGTTTGATGACATGTATACGAACAAACAATATGGTAAAATCTCTTATAATTTTAACGACCATGTTTTTAAAAAACTTGATTGGTCGATCGAACCAACGCAATCTTTAAAAGAATTATACGTTCAAAGATGTCAGCAACTCAGGGACACTTATGATTATCTCATTTTAAGTTATTCTGGAGGAGCTGACTCTCATGAAATTTTATATACTTGTTTAGAAAACAACATTTTCATAGACGAAATACAAGTCATTCATTATGAAAAAGCATTGTTAAATTTTAATAGAGCTGATTTGATGAATGATGTAGCTGTTTCTCAGCTATTAGAATATGAAATGGTTGTCGTTCCACAACTAAAAATAATCAAAGAAAAAAGTCCAAATACAAAAATATCTTTACTTGATGCTTCTGATTTTATTGTAGATGATATTACGAGTAATAGTTATAATTTTATGGGGATGGGAAAATACCACACTAACGCTACCTTTGTTACTCAAACCACCCCGTATGCGAGAAACTTTTTCCAAATTCATTATAACAACAAATATTTAAACAAAACCAATAAAACGGGTTTCATAAGAGGTTGTGAAAAACCTCAATTGGGTATAAACAAAAACGGTGATTTGTTTTTCGCTTTTACTGATGTTTCTATGAATGGCGTTAGATTGATTCAGAAAAAAGACGTCGATGAGATGTTTACTTTCGAAAATTTCTTTTGGTCTCCAGATGCACCTTTCATACCTATTAAACAGTCGCATGTTATTAAGAAGGCTCTAGAGACAGATAAATACTTTTATGAAGCTTTTGTGGCTGCACAAAACAGAAGCTTCATTAAAACAAAATCAGAATCTCGAGAACACGACCAACACCAAAACTTTCAAAGATCATATAATCGTATGATTTATTATCATTGGGACAATAGAATGTTTGTCGCTCCAAAACATGCCAATGAATCACCTGAATTCAATTTGGTAAAAATGATAACTAGAAATAGCGCTCAAACTGCTCTTGATGCTCTCAATGAGCAAAACGAATTCTATTTCAAAAAATATGACTACATCAGAAACAAACAACTCATCAGTAAACACATCTTTGGTGAACCTTACGTAATTGGAGAAATAAATGCTTCGTGGAATTAAAATCGCTCTATTGTCTGCATTATTTGCGACGCCAGCAATCGCTCAAAAACAAGTAGAACTTGTTAGTGCATTGCCAGTTGTTGGTAGCGGTGGACAAATTGGTATTGGGATTACACAGATCCTTAACACAGTGCAAAAAGATCGTGAATATAAGTTCTCAGTATCGATGGGAGCTGCTGGTGATGTTGCCGCTATGAGGGCAATTGCCAATGCAAAACAAAACCAAGATACTGTATTCTATACTGGTATCTCTACCATCACTGTTAATCGTATTACCAATCCTACTGCTAATTTTGATCGCGATAAAGATTTCATTATCAGCATAGGCATTGGTAAAAACACATTAGGAATTTTAGTAGCTCCAGATTCGCCTGTCAAAAACATTGATGATCTAGTTGCATTGATCAAGAGCAAACCAAAGGCGTATGCTGGCGGCACTCTTGTTGCTCCAGCCGCTACTATGATGAATGATGTTTTCCTGAAGCGTTATGGTCTTGAAGGAAAAGTCGAAGAGATCAAGTACAAGACTGTTCCCGAAATCGTTCTAGCAGTTCAAAACAAAGAAATTGATTATACGGTTTTCACTCTTCCAGATATGGTTAATTTGAGAGCTTTGTTGGTTTCTTCGGATCAGCGTATGACTTCGTTTCCCAATGCACCGACTGGTAAAGAGATTGGATTTACTGATTTTAACTTACAGTCTATTCTGTTGTTCGCTGTGCCTAAAGAACGAGCAGAATTTGTTAAGACGTTTGAAGCCGACATGAAGCTAGCTTGTGCTCATCCTGATTTTAAAAAGGTAGCCGAGCTTCGCGCTCCTTATCTCTCATATTGTATGGAACCTAAAGAAACGGAAGCTACGATTAAGAACGAGCTTTCTTCTAGAAATAAGATATACAAACAATAGAGGCTAAAATGGATCCTTGCACTAGAGTACACAGAAAATTTGTTAAACCTGCAGGGTCTCCTTGGAACAATACGGAATCGTATTCTACCGAGGAGCAAAAAATTGTTGAGGATTATCTAACAAATTGTATTCGTGTTCAAACTGGATATAATGGAACTTATGAAACCACTTATCCAGAAGAAAACACTATGATCATTTCATATAATATTGATCACGATTCTAATGCACGTGGATTTGTTAAAAATATTACTGATTTAAACAATCCATATTTTAAAGCCATGCATGATATGCTACAAATTAAAAAAGTTGCAAATCAAATAACAGATTATCAAATCAGCACTGAAATCGAATTTTTCAATGGCGACAGAGAAACAGTAACAAATTTACACACTAATGCTCTCTAAACGAATTTAGGTCCAGTAACCCATACGACGATAGACTTTCGAACACCTTTAGTTACTGGCATAACACGATGAATCATAAAGGAAGGGAACAAAAACGCCCTTCCTTTTTTTGCAGGTAGCGTTTGAGGTCTATCTTGATTACCATCGTTAATTTGAAATTCACCACCTTCGAATTCGTCGTTCAAACATAACGTCAATGATAACTTTCTAGTTTCGACCATGTCTTTTGGAATATTATCTTTTCCAGTCGCCATATCCATATGCCAGTTATATCTACCAGTTTCTTCGCTATTGTACGTTGTATATTGAAAAGCGTCGTAGCCGTTTAATTCGAAACCATAGAACATTTCGTTAGCGGACTGAATTACAAAATTCAACTTGTCAAAAATCCAAGCGTTTTCATTATTACGTTCGTGAAACTTGATATTAGAAACACGAACACCTTCATCAGCTATTCCAAGCGTAGTTCCACGTTCAACTCCATGTTCATCACCATATTCGACAACTTTTTTTAGTTCATCTTCTGTAAATGCATCATCCCAATACACCCATGGAAATGTATAAATGGCACGGTCATGAGGGTTGTTATAGATAGTAGTATATCTCACGCGAATTTTCTCCATTCATGAATCGGTTGCAAACCCATAGCTTTTGGTGAGCGTTCTTTGAACGTCAAAAGAATATCACCAGCTAAACAAATTCTACGATTTGCCAAATCATCTGCATTCTTACAACCTTGTTCTAAACTAGATCCAACAACTGGTCCAGTATCATAACCTACGGTATCATGAGATAAATTACCTGGGAAAACAAACAAGTTTCCTTCTTTGGGGAAAAATTCCCAAGTATAAGAATTGAATGCATCCCAAACCATCGGATTGTTAAATTTAATCAATCCAGGATACGGTTCATGTCTGTCTTTGTAGTTATAAAATCGAATTGGTTTGATACAATTTGCATCTAAATGTGCATAATATGTAAAAGAAATATGAGCATCAGCATGATTGTGTGCTGGAGTCGAATTGCTTTTAGTAATGTTCATCCATGTTTTAACAACATTAAAATCGAATAGCTCTGGCTGGACATTCAACGCAGCAACATATTCTTTGGCGGATTCTGTCGCAAACACGAACAAATCTTTAAACGCTGGTTCATGATGGAGATTAACGTGGTTGGTTTCTTCGTTAGAAATACCATCTTCGTTCATATAATCGAAAATTTTGTCGAAGAACACTTGTTTGAAATCGTCTTTGCGATTGTAGTATTGTTCGGTAACGAGCGTGGGGAATAGAGCATGTTTGATCATATCGTTCTCACTTTACATTGTATGTCTGGCGCAACATATTAATTATACCCACATTCGTGTCAGAAGTCAAGTTAATAATTGCTTGAGCTTCATCTCCACTAATAGGAGTGACTTCTATATTTGCTTTCTTAGCATCTTGTAGATATTCTGGATCGGATACAGCATCCATGAAAGCTTTACGTAATTCTTTTACTCTTGTTTCAGGAACTCCAGGTGGAGCGATAAATGGTCGTAAAAGGATTAGCTGAGATTCATAAGCTCTGAGGAATTTGATTTGTTCTTCAGTTTTAAGCTGTTCAGCGACTGTTGGGACGTTAGGAAAATCGGGATGGCGTATGTTCCCATTTCCCATTTGCATCAATGGTTTTATACCGCTGTTTGTATCTAGCCATTGTGGCTTTTGCGCTTTGATACCAATCAAATTATAAACGACAGCTTCGACTTCTTTTCGCTCGAGCGCGAGTCTATTCGCCCCAGTAGTAGGATATCCAGTCACGTGTTTGAAATTATAACCAGCAAGCTTATCGATAAATAGCGCCACGTTTCCAGGTGTAACACCTTCTGAACCTACGATCAAATTGTCGCGGAATTCTGATTGATTTGACCAGAGCATAATTGCATCTTTACGACCATCTGCGACAGAGCCAATCCAGTTGAATTTGGTGCGATCGAATTTGATTCCTTCGCCACCAATCATCCCAACAAGCGGTATTTCTTTGTATACGATACCGATAGTAGAACCATCGTTTGCGGCGACATGATAAAGGTAATTGGCAGCTGTGACGCTAGCAGCTCCAGGAACTGCTTGTAAAATCACATTGGGATGTTCTGGTAGATACTTTGTGAGATATTTGCCCAAGATTCGAGCATTTATTGTATAGCTATCGTCGTTTGATGGGGTTATAATGCGAAGCTCTTGTGCTGTCGCAGGCATAATCATCATAATAAGAGCCAAAACGGCTTTCCACATATTAGTCTCCAAAATTATAAATAGAACGAAACACACTTACTTACAGGGTTATTTAGATATGGCTACACCTACATCCAGAGCTGAATTTAAAGCTAACTGCCTTCGCCGTTTAGGTGCTCCAGTAATCGAAATTAACGTCGACGAAGATCAGGTCGAAGATCGTGTAGACGAAGCTCTACGCTATTATTGGGATTACCATTTTGACGGTTCAGACAAAACATACTACAAATATGTAGTAACACAAACCGATATTGATAACAAATATATCACAATGCCAGATAACATTATCGGTGTTGTTAATTTGTTTGATATCGGTCAGGGGCTTAATACCAACAACCTATTTAACATTCGTTATCAGATTGCATTGAACGATCTTTATACATTGACATCGGTTTCGATGGTTCCATATTACATGGCTATCCAACATATCCAATTTCTCGAAATGATTCTTGTTGGTAAACAACAGCTACGTTATAATCGTCATATGAACAAACTTTACATCGATATGGATTGGCACCTCATCAACGTTGGTGATTACATTATTTGTGAAGCTTATCAAATCGTAGATCCAGATGTTTATACGAAAGCGTGGTCTGATCGTTGGTTGCTTCGTTACGGCGCTTGTCTTATTAAACAGCAGTGGGGAACTAACCTCAAAAAGTTCGATGGTATGAAAATGCCTGGAGGGCTAACTTTCAACGGTCAAAAAATCTATGATGAAGCGACTCAAGAAAGAGAAGAACTCGAACATGAAATGATCAACAGTTACAGCATGCCTGTGACAGACATGATTGGCTAAAATGGCAACCAACTTTTTCTTTAACAACTTTCAAGCTAGCCAAGAACAATTTCTACTCGAAAATTTGATCATTGAATCGATCAAAATTTACGGGCAAGACATGTATTACATTCCTCGTAATATTAATAATTACGATGGAATTTATAACGCTGACGATCAATCAAGTTATACATGGCCAATACCAATGGAAATGTATATTAAAAATGTTGATGGATTTAATGGCGATGGCAATTTCATGTCGAAGTTCGGTCTTGAAATTCGTGACCAAGTTGTTCTTTCAATTGCACAAAAAGTGTTTCTTGACGAAGTTGGATCTATTGCTGCTCTGCCTCGCCCAAGAGAAGGCGACCTTGTTTTCTTCCCATTGAATAAAAAATGTTTTCAAATTAAATTTGTTAATAAATTCGAGATGTTTTATCAGCTCGGCGCTTTACAAACATACGAATTGACATGCGAATTATTTGAATATTCTGATGAAGTGTTTAATACTGGTATACCAGAAATTGATATCCTTCAGAAAAAATACTCAACCAATGCATTCGATTGGGCGATCCTTGATGAAGATGGATTACATCTTCTTAATGAAGATGATGATTACATCGTTCTCGAAGGATTCGAATTAGGTGGTGTTACACCAATGGCGGACAACACAGATATTCAAACAGAATCAGATCAAATTATTGATTGGTCTGTTCGAGACCCATTCAGTGAAGGTAATTATTAATGTTCGGACAAACATTTTATTTTTCAACTATTCGTAAATACGTGGCATTGTTTGGCACGTTATTCAATGACATTTATATCCAAAGAACAAATCATAATGGTGTAACTACACAGATTATTAAAGTTCCAATTACTTACGGACCAAAAGAAAAGATGTTGACACGTCTTATCGCCGATCCGAATATTGATCGTCAACAGGCGACTGTGACTCAGCCAGTTATGTCGTTTGAAATGACTGACATTTCTTATGATCAATCTCGTAAATTAAACACTATCGGTCGTATTGCTGTAGTTGATACAGACAAAAACAAATTTAAATATCAGTACAACCCAGTACCATATAATATCGATTTCACACTTTCGATTTATGTTAAAAACGCCGAAGATGGAACTAAAATCCTAGAGCAAATTCTCCCATTTTTTACTCCTGACTGGACATCAACTGTTAATTTGATCCCAGAAATGAGCGTTAAAATGGATATTCCGATCATTTTAAATAATGTGAGTTGTGAAGATACATATGAAGGACAGTTTACAGAACGACGTTCTCTTATTTGGACTTTGAGTTTTACGTTAAAGGGTTACATTTATGGACCAGTTCGTAAAAGCTCTGTCATCAAATTTGCAAATGTTCCGTTTTATATGCCTTCTGTTCCTGATGGCCAATTGGCATCAGCTGTAGGTGTTACACCTGTTGCTGAAAAACTAACTGTGCAGCCAGGACTTACTGCAAACGGAACACCAACTACAAAAATCGAAGATACTATCCCTTACACAGAAATTGAAGTCACAGATGATTTCGGTTTCATAACACAGATTGATAACTGGCCAGTGAGTGAATAATGACTGCTAATAATGATCCGATTGGAAAGGCGCTTAATTTGACTCCTATGGGAACAGATAGCGTAGTGAAATCTCTTGTTGCTAAAGCGCACGATGATAGTGCTAAAAACGATTTCGAAATGGCTCGTGCTAATATCCACGAAGTTATTCAAAATGGTTTGACAGCTATCGATAAACTTTCTCAAATTGCAGACCAAAGTCAGCATCCAAGAGCTTTTGAAGTTTTGTCCACATTGATGAAAACAATGCTGGACGCTAACAAAGATTTGCTAGAACTACAAAAGAAAATCCGTGAAATTGATGCAGCTGATAGCTCAATAAACGATGAAGCTAAATCAATAACAAATAATTTGTTTGTGGGTTCTACAGCAGAACTACAAAAAGTGATTTCGGATATGAGAAATGACAAAACTTCCTAAAGGTTATAATGGTAATGCGCTTCTAAAACGCACAAGCCAAGCGATTGAGTGGACACCCGATCTTATTGAAGAGTATGTAAAATGCTCTACAGATCCAATATATTTTACCGAAAAATATATGAAAATTGTCAACATCGA